GAGTCTAAAAGAATATTTTAAAAAGGGATATACTACTAGAGATATTCCCTTTAATGAGTTGTCTAGTTATTTATCTTCTGACTTACATGCTACTAAACAGTTACATGATAAAATATGTAATCGTTTAAATAATGACGCAATGCCTTTAGCAAAAACAATAGACCTAACTAATGATTTGTGTTTAGTTATTGCTAAGATTTATCAAAGAGGGTTTTCTGTAGATACTGATGCTTTAGATAATGTGCAAAAAGAATTTGAACAAGAGCAATTACAGTTACAAAGAGATTTATCTAATATGGTATCTGAATTAATGGGAGACACACCTATTAATTTAAATAGTCCTGAGCAACTATCTACAGTTATATACAGTAGAAAACCCCAGGATAAAGCTACCTGGTCAAGCAATTTTGTACCCAATATGCATACGTCAGACTTTAGAAAAGAAGTAAGTATAAATAGTCAAGTTGTGTACAAAACTAAAGCTAAACAATGTAGTAATTGTAGGGGTAAAGGTTATTATACAAAGACTAAAAAAGATGGTAGCCCATATGCTAAACCATCTAGATGTCCTTCCTGTGATACACAAGGTTATCATTTTATTCCTACAAATGAACAGGCAGGATTAAAGTTTAATGCGCCTAAATCTAAATGGGTAAGCGCACATGGTTTTAGTACATCTAAGGCTAACTTAGAAGTATTAGAAAAAGCTGCAAAGCAAAGGGGATTGAAGACAGCAGAAAAGTTCTTATATAAAGTAAGAAGACTAAGTGCAGTAGACACATACTTATCTTCCTTTGTAGAGGGTATTAAAACACATATAAAACCTGATGGTAAGTTGCATGTAAGACTATTGCAACATAGAACATCTACAGGTAGATTAAGTGGAGCAGACCCTAACATGCAGAACATGCCTAGAGGTGGTACATTCCCTGTAAAAAGAGTATTTAAGTCACAGTGGAGTAAAGGCATGATATTAGAAGCTGACTTTGCTCAATTAGAGTTTAGAGCTGCAGCTTTTCTATCACAAGATAAAACAGCAATAAAGGAGATTGAAGATGGTTTCGATGTTCACGCATATACCGCGAAAGTTATTTCGGATAATGGGCAGGCTACCACTCGTCAGGAAGGAAAGGCTCATACGTTCGCACCACTCTACGGAGCTACAGGGTTTGGGAGGACAACTGCTGAAGCAGCATATTATGAACAGTTTACGGACAAGTACAAGGGTATCTCGCTTTGGCATAATAAATTGGCTAAGGAGGCTTTAAACACAGGTAAAATTACCACACCGTCAGGTAGGCAGTTTGCTTTTCCTGATGTAGAAAGAAGAATGCGAGGTGGAGTATCTCACTTTACACAGATAAAAAACTACCCTGTGCAGTCTTTTGCTACGGCTGATATTGTACCAGTCGCTTTGCTTTATATAGAGAAAAGACTTACAGATATGAAATCTTGCATTGTCAATACTGTACACGACAGTATAGTTATTGATGTACATCCACAAGAGGAAAACCAAGTTATCTATATAATTGACTCAACAAATAAAATACTTACAGACTTAATACAAAATAAGTGGAATATAGTATTTAATGTGCCTTTAGCACTAGAAGCAAAAATAGGTAAAAATTGGCTTGACACAGTGGATGTTTTGTGATATAACAAAAAAACTTATTAAAGGAGATATTATATATGAATGATATAATGAATATTAATACTGATAATTACGCAGTAATGGCAAAAGCTATGGGCTTTGCTAGCGAAAACAAAAAATCTTCTGCGAAAGCAGTTATACTTCCTAGATTTAGGATATGGCATCAACCTATTATGGGGCAAGCCAAAGTTAATGGTAAAACTGCTAATGTAGAAGTTGTTGAAGGTGGTTCATACAGACTGGAAATACCTTCAAAAGAAGAGGGTGGTAATTCGACTTTTATATTTTCTAAGTCGGCAACCTTTAGAGTCTTTGCACAAAGATTTATGTGGCGAAGATTTGTTGCTAATAAAAACCCTAAACCTAATGAGCCAAAAGGTTCTTTTCATAGAACATTAATGGCAGATAGTTTATCTTTTGATTTAAAAGATAATATGGGTGGTTTTAATTGTGGCAAACCTTCAGGTTATGTAAAAGACTTTAAGGCACTTCCTCAAAACATGCAAGACTTACTTAGACAAATAAGAAAAGTAAGAGTCTTGTTTGGATATGCAACTCTAGTAGACCCTGTTGATGCAGATGGTAAACCTACTAAACTTGATACTACACCTGTAATATGGGAGATAGATAACAGAAACGCTGTCGCTCATTTAGGAGAAGTATTGTCTGAAGTTGAAAAGAAAAAGAGATTGCCTATTCAACATAATATAAATTTAGTAACTGAAAAGAATGAACTGCCTAATGGCACTAGTTACTATACACCAGTCGCCACTGTCGATATGAAAAACTCTATTGATATTGTAGAATCTGACCAAGAAGTGTTTAAAGACTTTATGGAATATATTAAAAACTATAATGATTATGTCAACACACAATGGTCTGAAAAGTCTGCAGATGCAGAGCCATCAAAAAACGACATGAAAACTGTAGAGTCTTTCGTAGACATTGACGACACTGAGGTAGCGTAAATTAATGTTAAAGAATAATCCTTTTGAGGTGCATAATATTAACTACCTATCACCTAGCAGTATAAATACCTACATAAGCGACATGCCTATGTGGGTAGCTAGGTATCTATTTGGTATTAAATCAGGTAGTGGAGCAGGTGCTATCAGAGGTACTGTACAAGAAGCTGTACTAGCTAATAAGTATACTACAGGAAAGTTTGATTTTAATTTATTAGAAATACAATTTATGGATATGTGTGCAGAATCTAATATTAATTTAAACAATCCTAAAGTAGCTAAAGAAAAAGGTTTACTTAGAAAGTTTGGTGACATTCTTGATAATAATTTTAATTATAAAAACTTAGAAGAGTATCAAGAAAAAGTTAAAGTACAGTTTGATGATATGCCTGTTCCTGTAATTGGGTACATTGACTTTAGATTTAAAGATAAGATTGTTGATTTAAAAACATCTACAAGAATGCCAAGTCAACCTACTGAAGCACAGAGAAGACAAATGGCATTGTATTCTATGGCATACCCAAACAATACTGTAGATTTATTTTTTGCTACACCAAAAGATTATAAAAAGTTTACGCTTAAAAATTTATCTGTATATAAAGAACAACTTAAAAAGGTAGCTTTTAGTATACAGAAGTTTTTGTCTATTAGTAATGACAAACATGAGCTAGCTTCTTTAGTTTATCCGAACTATGATTCATGGACTTGGAGTGACTTTTTAAAGAAAGAAGCAAAGAAAATATGGGGAGATAAATAATGTCAGATTTTAAACCAGATGATATGGCAGAAATGATTAAGGAAAAAGAAAAAGAACTCTTTGAACTTAAAAAAGAATATCGCGAACGTAGAACCGAAGGCTTACGTCATGCACTAGAACAGAAAAAAGAAGCTGAAAAACTAGTGCGTGATGAAATGAAAGCTCTAGGTTATGACACCACAACCTATCGTTATTGGTTATAGATGTCAGCGTATAGTGCTACCCAAATAGCACGTAAACATGGGTATAGGAGTGGTTTAGAGGATAAAGTTGCTACTTATCTTATTAAACAAAACGTCAATTTCCTATATGAAAAAATTAAGATTGAGTGGGAAGACCTCGCATATCGCACCTATACCCCTGATTTTATATTAGATAATGGAATAATAATAGAAACAAAAGGAAGGTTTATCGCATTAGATAGGAGAAAACATCTCGCTATCAAAAGGCAACATCCTGAATTAGATATAAGATTTATCTTTACAAATAGTAGAAATAAATTACGTAAAGGAGCTAAGTCTTCATATGCAGAATGGTGTATTAAACATGGTTTTAGGTACTTTGATAGAATAATACCTGAGGACTGGTTAAAGGAAAAGGGTAAGAATAAGTATCCTAAATTTATAAAATATAAAAATAAAAAGATAAGGAGATAGCATGCGAATAAACAATGAAGATTTTTATATACAGCTCGTACCTGACTTAGATAAAGATAAAAATTGGTTAGGTACACTACAAGTTAATATTGTAACATCAAATACAAATCCTATAGATGATGATGGGTATAATCAGATATTTCACTTATGCCAACTAATATCCTCTGTAGTTCCTTATATGGATGATAATCCTGATATAATAACAGAGTTAGAAAAGTATATGAAGGTAGAACAAAAAAGTAACAAGCCTAATAAAAAAGTTATAAGTAAACAAGGCAATGTAATAAATTTAAATTTTAAATCTAAAACTAATGGGAGTGCTTAATGGCTACTATAAAAGAAATGATAGACTTTGAAAAAGGTTTAGGCGATATGGTTAATCATCCACCACACTATAATCAAAAAGGTATAGAGTGTATCGATGCCATAGAAGCTGCTACAGACAAAGGTTTTGAATACTATTTACAAGGTAATATAATCAAATACCTTTGGAGATATAGATATAAAAACGGTGTAGAAGACTTAAAAAAAGCACAGTGGTATCTAAATAAATTAATAAGGATTAAAAATGGCAGTCAGAGTTAAAGTATTAATGACAATTAATATTGACGAATCTGAATACCCAATGCCAGTCGACGAAAGAGTTGACGAAGAAGTAGAAGATGCTCTACGAGAGTATTTTCATGATATAGATGGAATGAGCATCAAAAATATTAAAACAATTATGGAGAATGTATGAGTAGAAATGACATAGTTTTACCCACGGACTATCAAAACTTTATAGCGTTATCTCGCTATGCAAGATGGATACCTGAGGAAAATAGAAGAGAGAATTGGTCTGAGACTGTAGAAAGGTATTTAAACTTTATGCAAGACCATATGGTTAAAAATTATAATTTTGATGAAGTAATTTTTTATGAATTAAAAGATAGACTATTTAATGCTATAGTAAATTTAGATGTTATGCCATCTATGAGAGCATTAATGACTGCAGGTAAAGCACTAGATAGATGTAATGTAGCAGGATATAATTGTTCGTACTTACCTGTAGATAGCCCAAGAGCATTTGATGAAACCATGTATATTCTTATGTGTGGCACAGGTGTAGGATTTTCTGTAGAAAGAGAAAGTGTAGATAAACTGCCTGTAGTAAACGAACACTTTGAAAATAGCACTACAGTTATTAAAGTAGGTGACTCTCGTTCAGGTTGGGCTAGAGCATTACGTGAGTTAATAGCTATGCTATACGTGGGACAAATCCCACAGTGGGATGT